CGATACAACAACGCAACATGCTCTGCGATATGTGCCATAATTAATGGTGTTGCACCTTTCATTGCAGGATTACCTCCTAATGATGGATCTTGTAAAAACTGCACATGAACAGCAATATGAGAATCATGATCTTGTTCTATAAATGCTTTTATTGGTTTGCCATATAATACCGACATATTTTCATCTATCGGATCCATTCTGTTAGCTTCTTGTGGTGTTTTTAATATTTCATCAATGTTAGGAATTCTTATAGCTTCATACATTCTTTTATAGGCTTCATATAAATCATGCAACTGAGGTGCTGATCTTGCCATCTGTAGAATAGATTGTGCCTGAGCAATACGTTGCGTGCTAGAAAAGATGTTTGGATCACTAACTGGAACAATGTCAACTCTTTCATTAAAATCAGCTGCGAATATTTGAGAGCTGGCACCTGCCAAAGCAAACGTAAAGCTTTCTTCTAAATTTTCAGCATTCAATTTGGCAATTAATTTAAATTCTTGACCTTGTGAATAATGTAATCTTTTATGAATTGCAGAAAATGCTTTTGATCCTTGTTCTATTAAAGCAACTGTCGAACCAACTGGTGCGTTTGGATTTACATCACCGACATTTAAATCAGCAGTATTCGCAAATCTTTTACCTGCATCAACAATAAATCCTAATAAATTAAACAGAGATCCACTAGGTTCTTTAAATGGCAATGGCATAATAGCCTTGTTTACATCGTCAACTGTAGCATCTAAATCAACAAACTCACCAGGATTGACTTGTATTTCACCACCATTAACACGACCTCTTAACTTAAATCCACCTTGCATATTACTAAATGCAGCCGAATCAAGTAATGCTCTTAGTGATCCAGTAGCTGCTTTTCCTAATCCACCGATCACATGATAAAGACCAAAACCATAAAACCCTAAACCAGGCAAAAACTTATAGCTGACAAACCAATCTCTTTTTAATTTCTTTTCATCATCCTCATTCCAGTTTCTACGAATGCTAACAACATTCTGATTATCGTAATCAATCGTTACGACATATGGCATACCAACTTCTGTTTCTTCATCATCAAAATATTCATAGACATGCATTTCTAACAGAGTAACAACATTATCTTCTGATTCGGTTGCATACTGATCTACACCTTCAACTTGACCAACAGTATCTCCAGAAGGATCTATATTACTATTTGTTTCAACTGTTTGCATGTAATAACCTGCATCGACATATTTTTCATAGTCGTTTCTTGGCATACGAATCACATGGGTATATCGAATCGATGTATGTAAATCTTTGCTTTCTGGTGCGACCACAAAATCTTCTGCCTTAACAAATTGAGAACATTGTCTATCTAAATTGACATCCCACCATACTTTTTTAAATGTATGACCAACTAATGGCAGATGAAATAACATCTGATCAAGTTCTGGAAAGTATTCTGGCATCTCCTGTGTAATCTGATAATTCATAAAGTCTTTAACTCTACGTGCCTGATTCTCAGCTTCTTCATTAGCTTCACCAACAATAACAGTCTTAACAGGTCCACCTGATGGATATAATTCTGCAATAGCTCTTGCATTAAATTGCGTGGCTGCTTCTGCTATCAATGGATGTACAACTACACTTAATCCACGACTGGCACGTTCATCTTCACTCTCTTCTAAACCACCATCTGGATCTAATGTTTCTAGACCTTTTTTATATCGTTCTTCCCATTCGGATCTAGCTTCTCTGTCAGTTTCATAATATTTAATTAATTCTGATGCTTTTCTTAGTAACTCAGTATCAGTCATTCCTTCTGCAAGGTTTTCATCAAAAGAACTATCTTCCTTTTCAACCTCTGCATCTAAATCTGGATCACCAATTAAAACATCATCACCAACTGATTCGACTTGCAAATCATCTGGTGGAGCACCTTCTGCGAAAGGGATTTCAACCATATAATGTTATCCTTTTACTTTCCTCAATATCATCCTCAAAGTCATCTTGTGAATGACTAACAAACCAACCTTTGCGTAATCTTAACCAAGCTTGTGTACAAGTGTCAACAATATCATCATTGTCAGTAGCAGGAAAAGATGCACATATATCAATTAAGTCCTTACACCATTTTTTGTTGGAAGGATACCAAATTCTTCCATCTTCTAATAAAGCAGACGATGCATGTGCTCTAGCTTCCTTATCTCTATCAGGTAAATATTCAATAACTGGTACACCTGCCATACGTAAATCTTGTAATAAACTTTGACCAGATGCCTTCTTTTCTATCAATACAGCATCAGGTTCATAATCCTCATAAGCTTCCTGTGCAAGTTTTCTAAGTTCTGGATAAGGTACTCTATCATACCACATTTCCAACACTAAAGCATTTATCTGGCCATTTTTTCTAAACACACCCCAAGTAGTTCTGGCAGAATAGGATGTTTTTTCTTTGGTGCTATAAGCAGTATCATAAGATTGTAATACATATTCTATGTCAGGTAAGTCTGGACTTTCGTATGGCATCCACCATTCTGCTTTTAGAATGCCACCACCTTTGGGCATCGGTCTTTGTTGCAACTGACCTGCTGATGCGTAACTCCCAAGACTCTTTTCAATATTAACAAGAGTTTTTTCATCAATCCTCTTTTCCCACAGCAAATCTCCTTCTTTTGTTCTTGGATCGGAGAAGCCAAGTGATGATCTTGTCGGTGTCGGATGTCCGATTTCATATCGAGCAGGTAAGCATAAATGATCCCATTCATCGTATTGATTCGCTAATATATGTCCTGTTAAATCTTTTTCATGTACTCTTTGCATAATAATTATGAATGCACCAGTCTTTGGATCATTCAATCTTGTTTGCATTGCTTGATCCCACCAGTCAAGAACACTTTCACGAACTGTAGCTGATTCGCTTTCTCTGACATTATGTGGATCATCAACAACTATAATATCACCACCTTCACCAGTCAATGCACCATCAACAGACGTTGCAATCCTAGCTCCAGTCTTATCATTTTCAAATCTTTGCTTTTGATTTTGATCAGAAGTTAACTGAAACGAATCACCAAAATGAGATTTATACCATCGACTATCTAATAATCTACGACACTTAACACTATCTCTTATTGATAATGAACTGGCATAAGAAGCATATAAGAATTTTTTCTCAGGCTGTCTAGTCCAAGTCCAAGCAGGTAATACAACTGCAACTGAAATAGACTTCATATGTCTTGGTGGTACATTAATAATTAGTCTTTTGATATCACCATCAACGACAGCTTGTAGATGTTCACTAATTGCATCAATGTGCCAATTGTTTTGAAACTCAACTCCAGGCTCTATGGAACTCCAACTAGCCTTCGTGAACTCCTTCAATGACCTTCGGTATTTCTCTGCTCTTACTTGTTCCAGTGACAGATTGCTCAAGAACTCGTTCAAGTTGGGCAAGTTGTTCATTATCAATCCTAGATAAATCTATAATATGTCTTTGTTCTATAGTAGTATTTGTTTCCTGTTTATCAACCCATCCTGCTCTATTCTTTAACCAAAAGATCATTGCAGTATTATCTTTATCGACAGTAGCCTTTTCATATAAAGCATTTGTTACATTGACAATGCCAGAAGCACGACCTCTTTTTAATGCGTCAGAAAAGTCAGGATTTTCAGCTTGTCTTTCATATATCGTTGCGTCAGAAACACCAAAGACAGCAGCTATTTGATCGACAGTTAAACCTTTTGATGCAAGGTGCTCTGCCTTTGCACAAATGGCTTCAGTTATTTCAAATTTTGGTCTACCCATTTTCTTTTTCATGTCTTACCTTTCTTGCAGTAGGTTAGCTGTAATTTAACATATAACTTATAACGACAAAAAAAGAAACCCCACTAGAAAGGAAATAAAAGTGGGGTAAGTTAAGAGAAGGGAGAAATATGATACTTTTTTATATATTTTCACTATACATCTTATTTTGTTCTAGCCAAGCTTTATTTCTCATTTTACCTTTTCCAAAATACAAAGACCTACAAATATGATATTCAGTTGGGAACAATTGTTGCATACAGTATTGATCTTTAAACCTCTCACGTATTTCTTCTTGAAGTCTATCTGCAAGCATTGACAACTGTTTCATGGTCATCTGTTTAATATGTTTATCCTTGACCAATTTATTAATTACTTCAAAATCGTTCATTCAACTCTCCATAATCTCCATTTAGAATCACCCATTGCTCTTTGAGATAACTTAACTTTGTGAACTCTAGAACTATATTGTTGTATTGCGTTAGCCAATGATTTTTCATTCACTTCAAAACTATCACCTATTTCCATTTCAACAATAAAATTATATTTTGGCTGTTGTGCATTCCCTGCTGTTGGCATAGGCACATTTTTATCAACTTTAAATTCCATTTTAATTCCTTTCTAACTCCAAAATTCATCCCAGAACATATCTAGTTCAGAAGATAGTGAGTTAAAAGTTGTTAAAAATTTATTATCAAATTTAAACATTAACTCTTTAAACTCTTTATGAGATTCACAATCACCAACAATCTTATGAGCATGATCCCAAAACTTTTCTTCGATATCTAATACAAAACTTGACATTCCCATTATTATTTTTCCTTTCTAAATTAAGATTTGTTGATTATTTTAAAAGCCTTGTCTAATAATATACTTGGAGCATCATCTGTTTCAAAACCAACTTCCTCACCAAAATCAAAGCTTGATGATTTTGAAAAAGTATTTTCATAACCATGCTTTATTAAAGTTCTTGCT